ACAAAAGATTGTTCGGTAAAGCAGGTGTAGGACCTACAGCCGACGGCAACGAAATCAAAGTAAACTTTCATAACAACACAGCAGTTAAAGAAGGCTATATTGTAAAGCAAGTAGGCTCAAAGAAATTTGTATGTGAAGAAATTGAAACAGCAGGACTATTTACTTGTACGCTAACAACTGGTAAATTACCAGCTAACTTGGTAGCAGGTGAAATGTCAATTTCATTCAAAATGGACGATGCAGAAACATACACAGTAAGTAAAATTGCTGGACGTAAAGTTACTTTGTCAGCACCAAGTGGTACAGGTACTAACTTGTATGACGGCAAAAGTGTTCCGTGGAACTTTAGTACATCTGTAGCAGATGGCGCAGCACAAGTTGAAGAAGCTGGTGATGATAACACATTAATCGGCGCAGATGACGACGACTTTACAGAAGACGCATAAGGACTAACTTAATGGAACGACCAGTAAATGTTTTTTGGAATTTTTATAATCTTCTAAAAGATTTGGTCGTTTCTGTAAAACTAGGAAGCTCTAAGGCAACACCGCATGGTAGTGTTTTAGAGCAACTTAGCGATACAAAATTTAAAGTTACTGATAATAAAGGAAATGAAGGAGTATGCGAACTAGTTAATAAAAGTACAAACGATTTAGATGACAATGAAATGTCACTAATAGGTATTGTATTACATAGTTCAGCATTTGTTTATATTGCTTCAATTGTTAATAACTTAATGATAGATTTTAATAACAGTGAATATAGTTGGGACATACACAATGACTCAACAACAAATGTATTAATGTTAACAGGGAAATAGTAAATGTCAAAGATAGATAAAGTAACCGGAGGCAATTATAAAATTGCAGTTAGTAATGGTGCATCAGGTACTATTACTCTAGACACTACTGACGGTGCTTCTGCTGTTCAAGGAACTGTTATTGTCAATGGTGATCTTGAAGTTAGAGGAACACAAACAACAGTTGAGTCAACAGTTACAACTATTGCAGACAATATTATTACGTTAAATGAAGGCGAGTCTGCAGCAGGAATTAGTGCTAGTAATGGGTATATTGCAGGTATAGAAGTTGATAGAGGATCACTGCCTACAGCAAGAATTGTTTTCAATGAACAAACACAATATTTTACAGGCGGAACAAGTGGTAATGGAGCATTTAAATTACAAGATGCAACCGGAACAACTTTACCATTTACAACAAATAGTATAAACGCAGAAGGAGTGTTATATATTACAACTCCTGCAGCAAGTATTGATGTTAGCGGTACAGTAAACTACGAACGTAATATTTTTGAATATGCATTTAATGCTGTTGCAAACGATTTTATTATTACCGATCCTGGAAGCGGTAATGTATTAATAAACAATGATGGATTGGTTAATGCAAAAGGTGTTAAAGATTATGTAACATATGCTTTTTCAAATACACTACAACCGGGTATTGCTGATAATGATACAACATTAAGAGCATTAGATGAATCTACAACAGGTATAGAAAGTACAATTGAAGTAAAAGTCGACAACACGCTAATTGCAAATATATACTCTAATAGATTAGAACTAGCAGATTTAAAAATACAAAAAAATGAAATATCAACTACAATATCAGATGATAATTTATTTTTATCAGCGCCAGGAACAGGATCAGTTACAGTAAAAGATACGTTTGTAATGACCGGGTCACCATTTGACGATGACTTATCAGCTAGTCCGGCAGCGCCTGTTAGTGGAATTAAATTATTTTCAAAAGATACCGCCAACAGCGAAGGTAATGTTGGTTTGTATTATGTAAATAAAAACAATGTAACAGACGAATTAGTAAGTAGAAATAGAGCACTACTGTTCGGAATGCTCTTTTAAGGAAACAATATGGCAATCACAAACGCACAATTAACAAACACACAACTAGATGTTATTACAGTACCAGCAGGAAAAAGATATGCTATTACAAATATAATGGTATGTAATAATAACAGCGTTGACGCTGCAAATTTTGATTTACACTTTCTTCCTAGCGGAGTAGCATTAAACAATGCTATAACTAGAATTGTAAACAACTTAGTTTTACCAGCAGGCGAAACGTTTACTTTTGACTCAGAAAGAATAGTATTAGAAGAAGGCGACATAGTTAGCTTTGTTGCAGCACCTGACATTGGTGCAAACTTAACTAATCTTTCTGCAACAATAAGTTATTTGGAAGTGTAATAATGAGACTAATGAAAGCTCAAAATACAAACAGTAGGACCATTTATGGTAATGGTGTTCAGTATGACATTAACGGACAAGTAGTTATTGAAAGTACCAATACTATATTAGTGCCTAAAGGTACAGAAGCACAACGGCCAACAAGTCCTGTTAACGGGCAGATTAGATATAACACAGATGATGATCAATTTGAAGCATATCAAAACGGTGCTTGGCGAGAATTAAGATTTAAAGAACCAAATCAAGATCCAGGTATAACACAACAAAATTTAGGTAATGGTGATGCTGTAGAAACAGTATTTGGACCATTAGCAAGCGGTGATGCAGATTTTCCTGTTCCTGCCGCGGCGCAGAATGTTTTAGTATTTGTTGAAAACGTATTTCAAGTAGCAACAACAAACTATACTCTAGAACAAAGCTCAAGTGGTAATCTTGCTGGTCCTAATTCGCCATACGCAGACGGATGGTATTTAAAATTTGCATCTGCTCCAGATCTAGCAAAACCTATTACTGTACTACATAACTTTGACAAGTAATCCAATAAATACTACTGTATAAGGAGACATCATGGCAGTAGGTAGAATATCTGGACCGTTATTAGCAGCTAATCTTGAACGTAACGGAATTAACTTAAATGTTAAAAATACATTAAGTGATACATCTCTCCTTCATTTAGATGCAACAGCACTTAAATTAGGGTTTAATACTGATGTAACTACAGACGAAATACAAGTATCAGGCATGTCTCAAATGCCTAGCATGATTGCATCTACAGAATTAAAGATTGGTAATTTAATTTGGGGAAACGGAAGTAATATTAATTCCTTAGACTCGCCAATAGTATTACAAGCAGCTGTTGGCGGAAGAATAAATCTATCAGGGTTCGCAACAGATCAAATTGAAATTAATGATAATAGTATTAAAAGTTATAATACAAATTCAAATATTGATCTAAGACCAAACGGCACAGGTACAACAGAAATACCTACTAATTTAGAATTATTTGGAAGTTTACATTCACAATCTAACATTACTTTTGATGGTAATATTACAATAGGTAGTGATGATGAAGATACATTAGTTTTAAACGCAGAAATGACTAATGATCTAAATCCAGGCACAAATAATACCTTGAAATTAGGCAAGGCTGGAAAACGTTTTGGAGAAATTCATCCTGGTGTTGTTAATGGTCAAGTAATAAATTCTGGTGATATTATCGCTGGCACAGCGAGTATGAACTTACGTGTTGGTAATATATTTTATGTTAGTAAAAACGGAAACGATTCAGCAGTAGGCGACAGTGTACAAGGTCCTATGCTTACTATTAAAGCGGCACTAGCAAGAGCTGATGCAAGTACACAAGGACCAGTTGAAATACATATATTTCCTGGAGAATACGAAGAAATATTTCCTTTAGAAATACCAACTAACGTAAGTATAGTTGGACATAACATGCGTGGTGTTATTATTAAACCAACAGCAGGAACAAATACAAATAACTGTTTCTTAATGAATGGCGAAACAACAGTCCAACATGTTACTATAAAAGATTTCTTTAGTCCAGGGCATGCATTTAGTTTTGCAACAGATACAGTAGTAACCTCGAGATCTCCCTATGTACAAAACGTATCAGTAATTACAGCAGGCAGTGTAACAAGTGCAAGCGATCCTAGAGGCTTTGCACAAGGCGATGCAGGTAAAGGCGCATTAGTTGACGGAGCAAATGTTTTAAGTGCTAGTCAAGAAGCAAGCATGCTATTCCATAGCGTTACATTTATCACACCTGGAGTTGATGCAATTACAATGACAAATGGTGTTAGAGTTGAATGGCTTAATTCTTTTACATACTTTGCTAACAGAGGATTATATGCTGTTAGAGGAGTAACTGGTCATTTAAGTACAGACGGATCAACAACACAATTTGGAGCTGAAATTAGATCAATAGGTTCAGCAAATGTTTACGGAAATTACGGAGCAGTAGCTGACGGTGCAGATACTATTATGTATCTAATACAACACAACTTTGGATATATCGGAAGTGGTAAATTCTTAGACAATGATCCAAGTAGAGCAATACAAACTCAAGAAACAAGTGAGCTTAACGGTGGAAATATTTATTTTTCATCAACTGACCATTTAGGTAACTTTAGAGTTGGTGATCAATTTTTTGTTGACTTAGAAAGCGGCGAATCAAGTATTGTTATTACAGAAGCACAAGTAAATGCACTTAATGGTATTAATGTTACAACTGGTGGATCTACAAGTATTTTAAACGGCGCACAAGCATCAACAGGCAATCTTATAATCACAAATAATACATTGTTTAGTAGTCCAGGAAGTATTAATGTTGATAGTGCAGCAGGAATAATAAACTTTTTAGACAATACAAATGTTACTGGTAATGTTGTAATGTCAGGAGATTTTACAATCGGCGGCAGTGCAATAGGATTTGGTAATGATGCTAATGATACAATTAGTTTTGCACAAGAAATTGATCAAAATATCGTACCAGACATTAGTGGAGCATATAGTTTAGGACTTGCAAGTAAGACTTGGAAAAAGGCTTGGTTAAGTGCAGCACAATCTGATGATGTTTTAATACAAGATAATTTTATAACAACTACTGAAACAAATAACGATTTAGAATTTAGAGCTCAAAGCACTGGCGCGGTATTATTAGAAGATATAGCTGTAGATGAAAATAAACTTTTTACTAGAGCTGATGATTTAAATTTTACTACAAATACTAATTTTAACATAGCAACTACAGGATCAATTAAATTGCCTGCAGGTACAGACGGTCAAAGAATCAACGCTGATTCAACCGGAGCACCAGGAATAGGATCAATTAGGTACAGTACAGATTCAAATAGGTTTGAAGGCCAAACTGTTAATGCACCAATTACATTTAATGGTGTATTTTCATCAAACAGACTAACTAGCGTAACAGCTGATCCTACATCAAACAATATTAGATTTATAGTAAACGGAGCAGTAGATGCAATAGATTCTTCTACATTAATGGCAGATATAACAGGCGACAGTATCTTATTTGGAGCTCTTAGTGTAGATGATATAAAGCTAGATGGCAACACTATTTCAACAGAAGTATCAAATAGTAATTTACAATTTGCTATGCACGGTGATGGTAAATTTATACAAAAAGATTTAAAAATAAAAAATAATATTTTAGAAATTACCGACGGCGGCCCTATGACATTTGTAACAGATGACGGGTATTTTGCATTTAGAGGCGCATCTGGAATTGTTATGCCAAGCGGTGGCAATGACACTAGAGGTCCTAATCCACAAACGGGTGATACTAGATTTAATGCTAGAGCAGATGTAAAAGCTCTAGAAGTTTATGCTGGAGTAGACAACAAAGAAGGTGAATTCCAGGAATGGATTCCGGCTACAGGTGCTGGCGAAAGTGTTACTATAGAGTATCAAGAAGATCAGGTTAATATTTGGTCCATTGTACTAGGATAACCTAACTAAAATTTCAAATACAACTAAATACTATTAATGCAAAACAGCGACCATTGTTTTGCAGTTACAAACCGCGGTCAACCAGCGATAGAAGCATAATGCTTGAACAGGTTGGAGGCACAGGATGCCCGTATAAGGAGAAAAAATGGCTGTAGGTCGCATATCGGGTCCGTTACTTAAATCGAATCTAATCCGAAATGGAATAGATTTAGCTTTTGAAACAGATCTTTTATATCTAGATGTAAATAATCAGCGCATTGGTGTTAAGAACTCATCTCCCCAATACGATTTAGACATTACTGGTACAATGAGAAGTACTAATATTAATGTTGACAATAATTTAGACATAGCAAATATTAATATAACTGGTAATACAATCAGTACCTCAGAACAATATTTAAACTTAGGTACTCTTGATAACATTGTTTACCAAAACAAAGCAAGAATTGACGGCATTGACATTCAAGGTAATGTAATAAGCACCAACGATTCACATTCAAATTTAGAATTTAGACCAAACGGCACAGGTGAAGTTCATGTACATTCAGATATGAATGTTACAGGTAATATACATGCTACTGGTAATATTTCTGCAGACGGCGACATTGTAATTGGTGATGCTGATACTGATAGCATAACAATTAATGCAGAAATAGGAAGCGATCTTATTCCTGACCAAACTGATACTTTTAGTATAGGTGAAGTAGGAAAAATATGGAGCGAGGTTCATGCACAAACTTTATTTACTGGACAAATAAACACAACTGATTTATTTGTAAGTGGAATAGATCTTACTCTTAGACAAGGCAATTTAATTTATGTAAGTGAAAACGGCGACGATACACATTCAGGGACACATCCTCAGGATCCTGTTGCAACTATTAAACAAGGATTAAGTTTAGCAACAGCAGGCGATACAGTTTATATTACACCAGGAGTGTACACTGAAGTTTTTCCTTTAACAGTACCAGTTGGTGTTACACTTAAAGGTGCTGGTATTAGATCAGTTACAATACAACCAACAGCAGGTACAAATACTAATGATGCTATATTACTTAACGGTGAAACAACAGTTGAAGATTTAACAGTATCAGGATTTTTTAGTCCGGGTTATGCATTTAGATTTGCAAACAATATTACAGTTACGTCAAGGTCACCTTACGTAAAAAATATTACAGTTATTACAGCAGGTAGTGTAACAACAGCAGAAGATCCAAGAGGGTTCAATCAAGGAGATGCTGGTAGAGGTATTCTAGCTGACGGATCAGTAGCAAATGCATCAAGTAAAGAAGCAAGTATGTTGTTCCACAGTGTTACATTTATAACACCTGGAGTTGATGCTCTTACAGCAACAAACGGTGTGAGAATAGAATGGCTAAACTCATTTACATATTTTGCTAATAAAGGAATACACGCACTTGACGGTGCAACAGGTTTAAAAGGCGATGGTAAAACACGTATTAGACTTAGTGGAATAACAGGCACATTTAATGCTGCTGATACAGTTACATTTACATCAACTGATGCAAGTACTGTTGAAACTGTGACAGTTGAAAGTGTTGATAATGATATACTTGTTATTGACGGGAAGAATACAAACTTTATTGGGTTTGACACAACTCCGCAAAGTATTTCAAACGGCGCAGGTGCAACAGCAACAGTAATAGAAAATGTAGATTTAGCAGACTTTGGTGCAGAAATAAGAATGATTGGTTCTGCATGTGTATATGGTAACTTTGGCATTTACGGAGACGGTCCGGGTATTATTGTATATGCAATTGGACAAAACTTGGCATACATTGGTAACGGAAAAGAAGTTACTAACGATCCAGGAACAGTTATTCAAGCAAACGAAGTAGTTGAATTAAACAACGCAAAAGTAAGATACAACTCAGTTGACCATAAAGGTGATTTTAGAGTTGGTGAATTATTTTATGTAAACCAAGATGACGGTACAGTTAGTTTCACAGCAAATGCACTTACTGTTGACTTAACAACAGGTGCAACATTTACAACAGGCGGAGATACTAGTTTTATAAACGGATCACGCATTGATGTTGGAAATTTAAGACTAACTGGAAATACATTATCAAGTACTGTAGGTGATATTAATCTTAATAGTAGTAGCGGAGCAATTAATCTATTAGACAATGTTGACATTACTGGTAACTTAGATGTTAGCGGTGACGTAACTATTGGCGGAAATATTACTATTGGTGATGAAGGTACAGATAGTATAGAAATTGTAGCAGGTATTAATAGTAACCTAGTACCAAGTAGTACAAGTACATTTAGTTTAGGAACAAATACAAATACTTGGTCAAAACTTTGGGTATCAGAACTACAAGTTGATGATGTTAATATTAATACAAATGTAATTACAACTACATCATCAGATGCAGATTTAGAATTACGTGCAAACGGAACAGGTAGTGTTGTAGCTGAAGGATTTACATTTGAAACAAATAACATTTCAACTACAGGTGATATGGTATTTGACGCTGGCTCAGAATTAATTAATTTTAATTCATCTGGAGCAATTAAACTTCCAACAGGAACAACAGCGCAACGAACAAGCGGAGTAGCAGGGGAACTGCGTTACAATAGCGAATTAGCAAGATTTGAAGGATTTAATGGAACTAATTGGTTTAATCTAAAAGGTGTTGAGGATCTCAACGGAGATACTAGAATCACAGCTGAATTGACAGAAGGCGCAAACGACGATATAATTAGATTTTATGTTAAAAATGATGTAGTTTTTAGTGTAGATACCAACGGATTTAATGCAAATCAAATTGAGATAGATAATATCCGCATAGACGGCAATGTGATAAATACTACGTCGGGAGATTTAGACTTAGTTTTATCACCCAACGGAACAGGCTCAGTTGTAATTGATAATTTTTCTATCAAGGACAACACTATAACACATACAGTACCTCAAGGCATAATGGAGTTCCAAAAAACTGGAGTTAATGCGTATTATAAATTCGACGGATCATACGGATTAGTTATACCAGTAGGAACATCATTAAATAGACCAGCAACGCCTGAAATAGGCATGATACGTTTTAACACAGCTGATCTAAGAGTTGAAGTTTTTGATGGTAGTATATGGACTAGTGTAGCAGGTTTGAGCGGAGCGGTTAGTTCGATCGACGCAACAAACATTGCAATTGAAAATGTTTTATTTATGGGATAAGGAAATATAGATGGCAACCTTTTTTAGAAATGAAGTAGTAAAAAACGTAGGAACAACACCAGTAAAAGTTATTGAAACTAATGGTGCTACACGAGCAACAGTAATTGGATTAAGTTTTACTAATCTTACTGATAAGTTCGTGTATGTTAACGTTGAACTACAAAGCCAGGATAGTGCAAGAGGATTTTATTTAAAAGATTCTATTCTTCCTTCAGGCACAAGTTTACGTGCAGTATCATCCGGCGAAAAATTAATATTAGCAACTAGTAATGCAATGTATGTATCGTCCACACTCGATGACTCAGTTGATGTTATTATTAGTTACGTGGAGATAACATAATGTATTATATAGGAACAACACCAACAGACGTAGCAGCAGGATTTATCAAAAGATACTTTTACGGACTACGCAGAAACGAAGATGGAGAATTGTTTTTACAGCAATTAGACCAGTTACGTCTTGGACAAGAAAATGTTGTCATTGTTAACGATCTTGGTATTGCATCAGAAAACTATCCGGACTTTGAAGAAGGTATTGACTTCCTTGATGGTATTGATATTGATCATGAACAATTATATTCAAACCTACGTTATCAACAGTTCAAGTGGGAAAATAGAAGTTTATTATATTACATTGAAGAAGAAACAGGATTTTTTGTACAAAGAATTTCAGAAGCATATACTTACCCAGACAAAAACAGTTCTCCGGCTTATGGAGAAGGTAACGATGAAAACGTGCTTACACAATCGAGCAGTGAAAAGATAGGATACTAATATGGCAGAGTTTAAGTTAGATAGATTTAAGTATACGTGGAAAGGGCAATGGGCTCTAAGTACAGAATACTTAAAAGATGATGTTGTTTATAATGGTGGTAAAAGTTATGTTTGTATTGTAAGTCATACTTCAAGTACAGAATTCGGAACAGATCTAGCTAGAATATTACCAGGATCAAATCCTCCAGCTCCAGCACCATACTGGATTGTAATGACCAGTAGTAAAACGTTTAGCGGCGATTATGAAATTGGCGTAGAGTATATACCTGGTGAAATAGTTTTATTCAATGGTAAATTACATTTATGTATAAAACCACATACTTCAACTAACTTTGCAGATCAAACAAGCAAATGGGAAGATTTTGGAGACGGAATAGACTTTGTTGGTCCATGGGTTTCTGGTACAGGTTATGGAGAAGGCGCATTAGTAAGATATAACGGTATTGTATATCGTTGTAAACTAGCACACGATGCAGGCGCAACACTTGAAGATAATATAAGTGCTAATCCTAGTTTTAATTGCTGGGATATTTTCCATCCAGGAAAAGAATGGCGCAGTGCTTGGTTAACAAATACATTATACAGAGTAAATGATCAAGTTTCATATGGTGGCGCAATATACGAATGTAATACTACGCACACTTCTGCAGGCAATGCAATTGATAATACAAACTTTACAATTACATTTCCGGGTACAGGATTTAAAAATGAGTGGGATTCACTTTCTGTTTACTCCGTTGGTGATATTGTAAGATATGGCGGATTTTTATATAGTGCTATAAACAACAACCAAGACAGTCAGCCTAGTTTAGTTACAGTGCTAGACGCACAAGGAAAAGTTGTATCACAAGATTTAGGTGGCGACTCGACTATTAACTGGAGAGTACTAGCCAAGAGTAACGATTTTGCAGGTGACTGGTTATTAGGAAGCGAATATCAAGCAGGTGATATTGTACAACGTGGTGGTTATTTATATGAGGCAGTAAGAGATGTAGGTTTACAAGACGGTAAAGATAGTGCAAGTACTGACCTTGATCCAGAAGTATGGAACTTACTTGCAAAAGGACAAAGATGGAAAGCTAACTGGAAAACAAATACTTACTATTCAAGAGGCGATGTAGTTTATTATCTAGGAAGTACATACACTTGTAACTTTGAACATGCATCAGACTTTGAAAAAGCTCCAGGTGATTTTGCTGTAGGTATATACAACTATTGGGATTTAACTGTACAAGCAGGACAGCAAGCAGCACTTACAACAAAGGGTGATTTGATAACTTATGGTGCTTGGAGAAAAGACAATTACGAAGACGATAGTACACTTGGCGATGCAAGAGTACCAATTGGTGAAACAAATCAAATTTTAAGTGTTACAGCAGAACAAGAAGTATTTTGGCGTAATAGAGATTTTGAAAACCAAGTTGTGTATGTAGGATTAAATGGTAAAGACCAAGACACATATGGTAGAGAACCTGAAACACCATTCCGCACAGTAAGACATGCGTGTGAATGGATCGAAGATAATTTTAATCCTCTAGTACCAACTAAGGTAGCTGTGTCAGCAGGAAGATTTGAAGAGATAGGTCCAATTGCTATTCCAGCAGGTTGTGTTGTAATGGGAGATGAACTTCGTGCAACAACTATTGCAGCCACAGGACCAATTGCAGCGTATCAAGACGATACAGCCTTTCATAATAATATTATTTCGCACTTTTTAGGCATATCACAAAAACTAGTTTTGAACCAAGAAATAGATTCACAAAGCGGAAATCCAATTGAACAAAAAAGAAATTTACCAGTTGGATCAAACGATGCTTTTGTTTTAATGGGTGCAAGAAAATTAGATTATTTTAATAGAATTCAATTTATTTCTGCAAGTGGTGCTACAAATCCTACAATGAGTGGTACTAATACTTTAAGTACTGACGAAGGGTTAGTAAATTCTGCAGCTATTATAGAGCAAAATAAAGAATATATTGTGCAAGATTGTTTTGGATATATTAGAACAGTATTCCCAGATTTTGACGGTGACCTTCTGCGTATTAGAAATGATGTGCAAAGTTTCATACGTGCAATGATAAGAGATTTAAAATACCCAGGAACATACGGAACAATAAACGCAGCTAACAGATATGCAAGAGCTATAACAGGTTCTGGTACAACAGACATGTTCTTAGTAAGAGATACAACAGGCTTGCGTCAAATGACTATTGAAGGACTAACTGGCGGATTGAATCCTCCAGGAGTTTACGACATTTATCAAAGACCAACAGGTGGTGCATGTGTTGCACTTGATCCAGGTTGGGGACCAGCAGATGAAAGAGTTTGGATTGCTAACAGATCACCTTACATTCAAGGTGTTACAAACATCGGTGAACGTTGTTATGGTAAAAAAGTAGACGGTGCTTTACACAATGGCGGTAACAAGTCAATGACATCAAATGACTTTACACAAGTACTAAGTGATGGTATTGGCGCACACATATTAAACAATGCACGAGCTGAGCTTGTGTCAGTGTTTACGTACTATTGTGCAGTTGGATATCTAGCAGAAAGCGGCGGAGTGATACGTGCTACAAACGGTAACAACTCATACGGAAGTTTTGGTGCTGTGTCAGACGGCAACGATCCTCTAGAAACTCCAGATGCAGGAACAGTAAACAACAGAGTAAACGAAGCTATTGTTGAAAGTGCATTTGCAGGCGGATCTGCAGATGAATTATTCTTATTCCAATATTCGCATACTGGCGAACAATACACAGAAGCTACAGCAACTATTGTTGGTGCAGGTGATGACGCAACAGTAGAATATGTTGATTTTAGAGATGGCGGCGTTCATGAGCCAAGACTTATTAATACTAAAGGTTCAGGTACTGAAGGCGGAAGTGGATTTAAAGTTATAGCAAGTAGCGCACAAATTACAGTTGATGCATCAGATAGAATACGTTTGAATGCTAACGATCCAACACAATTTACAGCAGATGTGCAAGGCATGCGTGTTATTATTACAAGTGGTCGAGGTGCAGGACAATATGCACAGCTTAACGTATTTGATAGTGTAACTAGAGATGTAACAGTAACAAAAGAATCAGACGGTACAGCAGGTTGGGATCATATTATTCCAGGTACGGACTTGGTGCCAGATTTTGACTCAACTACTAACTATAGAATTGAAGCAAGTATTATAGCAAGTCACCCAGGGTTTGTTTCAACAAACGGAGATTTACCAGCCGCAAGAGAATTCCGCGGAGCAACTTGGGGATATCAAACTGTTGATTATACAAATATTACTGTTGGAATTGGAACAGGTGAAACTTTTGATGACGAAGCTGTAGCTGCAAGATTTAATGTTCAACGTAAAGGACAGGCATATAATTTAACAAAAGTTGGTTCAGGTGCAGGATATGCAGTTGGAGATAAACTTACAATCTTAGGAACAGCACTAGGCGGAACAACGCCAGCTAATGACTGTGTTATAGAAGTACTTTCAGTATCAGACGATAGTACAAACGCTATTGTAACATTTAGTAGTGCAGGTACACCAAGAGGAAAACGTGCGGTTGCTATCGCAGATCCAAACTTCACAGCATATTCAGATGATGGTACAACTTGGACAGAAGGTAATTTACCTAACGTAGGTGATTGGAGAAAAATTGTTGCTGGTGAAGATGCATATGTTGCATTAGAAAATAATACTAGCAATGTAGCATTTAGTTATGATGGAGAAACATGGATTCAAAGAGCATTACCGGGCTCAGATAATTGGGTTGATATTGCTTATGGTGGCGGAAGATTCCTTGCAATAGCTGAAGGAAGTAATGCTGTTGCAACTAGTACTGACGGACTTACATGGACTTCCGGAACTATACCTGACAGCGATGACTCAACTACAGCACAGTGGCAAAAAGTAGAATACGGTCAAGGTGCATTCGTTGTATTATCAGGAAGTGATCAGCAATCAGCTGTAACTACTAATGGGTCAGCTTGGACACTTTATTTAAACGCATTGCCTGCAGGTGAATATGATTGGGCAGGATTTGCATACGGAGATAATAGATTTGTTGGTGTTACATTTAGTGGTAAAACAGTTTACTCTTTAGACAAAGGACAAACATTTAAATTAGGAACACAAATACCACAACTTGGTGGCGACGACTTACAAGTAAAAGATTTTATTTACGGTCAAGGTGTGTTTATGGCAATTGGTGATAAGAGTGCTATTGGTACAGGTGCACCACAATCAGGAGACGAAATTGATAGATGTGCAACAACAGAAGATGGTATAATTTGGACCGAACGTAATATGAATAGTAACGGTAGATTGTATAGCACATTGTTGTTTGCAAATCCAAACTCAGTAGGAAAGTTTATTGCATTTGGTGATGTTACATCAACCAATGCTTTAAGTATAATGACTACAGGCAGACGTGCAAGATTTAAAGCAAATGTTTTCCAAGGTTCGTTTAATAACATATTAATGTGGGATCCAGGTAGCGGATATTCAGATGATAATCCTTGTGCATTAACTATTGTTGACACAACATTTGTTACAGGACTTGAAGTAGATATGCGTTATGGTAATGGAGTATTATCTCAACCATCGTTTATTAACAGAGGCGCAGGATATAGAACAAGCAGTTCAACTATTACTATAGCAGGCGACGGTTATGCAGATATTATTCCGGAAACAAATGTAGTAGTTATTGACGGAGTTAATGTTGTTCCAGGACCTGGAGTACAAATTAGATTTTCAACATTACTTGATTTAGCAACTGAAGACCCAGCAGACTTAGCACTTTACACAGGAGTAGGTATTACTGACTTAGGTGATGACGGTTCTGGTAATAATACTAGAAGTATAAAATTTACAATTACACCTAGACTACGTAACGAAAACAATATGTTACACGGAACAGCAGTAACATTAAGAAGTGGATATAGTCAGTGTAGAATTACTGGACATGACTTCTTAGATATTGGTACAGGTAATTTTGAAGAAACAAACTATCCTACACTATATTCAGGAGGAGCATTTTTTACAAGTGCGCCAGAAAACGAAGTTGAAGAATTAAATGGTGGTAGAGTGTTTTACGTATCAACAGACCAAGACGGTAACTTTAGAGCAGGTGAACTGTTTAGTGTGCAACAGGCAACAGGTATTGTTACAATTAGTGCTGAGTTCTTTGACTTAGATGGTTTAAGCCAGTTATCATTAGGTGGTGTTAGACTTGGTGGTTCAGGAGCTGTAGTAAACGAATTTAGTACTGATGGAACATTTAGTGCTGATTCAAACAATATTATTCCTACACAAAAAGCGGTAGCAACATTCTTAGCTGATAGATTGTCAGTTGGTGGTTCAGACTTAGAAACAAACGGACTTGTTGCTGGTACTGTAAAAATAGGAACTGATACAAACGAAATATCAACAACAACTGATGGATATCTAAATTTTCCAAGAGTTACTAGCTTTGACGGTAAAGATGCAAACAATAATTTAACAGCAATACAAGGCACAATTATAAGTCAAATGTTGTTTGCAAGAGAATTTATATCAGAAATCCAAGGTGGATCAAGTTAATGGTAACAATGATAAATACAATAGTGGAGCAGATAAATGGCAGAGTTTAAGTTAGGTAGAATTAGATTTGTATGGAAAAGTGAGTGGACAACCGCTACTACATACTTCAAAGATGACGTTGTAGAGTACGGCGGCAAAATATATATTTGTGTAACAGGACATGATAGTTCAGCAAGTTTCTTTACTGACTTAGACATTGTACCTAGCAAGTGGAACATTATGGCCGATGGCCAAAAATGGCTAGGCGACTGGCAACCACAAACAGCATATATTAGAGATAATATTGTACGCTACGGTGCTACAGTTTATATCTGTAAAACGGATCATACATCTGCCGTTGATTCGAGTACAGGTTTAGAACCAGACATTGCTAAATGGGACGTATTTGCTACAGGATTAGATTACAAAGGCGATTGGGCTACAACATATGATTACAAAGCAAATGACTTAGTTAAGTACGGCGGCTCAACATATGTTTGTAACACTTACCACATTAGTGCAGCAACTGATACACTAGGACTAGAAGCTGACTTATCAAAATGGACAGTATTTAATCAAGGGTTTGATTGGAAAAATGATTGGGCGCCAAGCATACGTTATAAATTAAACGATGTTGTAAAATTTGGTGCTAGTTTATGGATTGTAAACGCTTATCATACATCACAAGCAACGTTTGCAGCAGACAGTTCAAAATGGACTAAGTTTGTTGAAGGCTTCCAATACGAAAGTGAATGGAATGATGCAATTGGTTATCAACCAGGTGACGTTGTACAATTTGGCGGAAATAGTTATATTGCTAGAGAAGACACACTTGGTCCTAAGCCAGGCGATAGTGGCGGCGTAATTACAGGTGCATCATCAGCAGCTGAAATAGTTATTACAAGTGACTTACACGAACTTAGTAACGGCAAACAAATTAATATTACTGGTGTAGTTGGTATGACTGATCTTAATAGTTATAACTATTGGGTAGGTGCAGTAACAGCTAACACTTTTAAATTATACACAGATAGAGCATTAACAACAGCAGTTGATTCACAGAGCTTTGGTGCATACGTATCAGGCGGTACTTGGGTAACAACAGCAACAGGAACTCCAGAATGGGACTTGTTTGCACGTGGTATGAAATTCCAAGGAGACTGGGAAGAAGATTCAACAAACAGATACTATTTACAAGGTGACACTGTACGCTTAGGCGGATACATGTATCGTTGTATATTAGGACACAGAACTCAAACTCCACCAAACACAACTTATTGGGAAAAATTAAGTACAGGTTTTGATTGGAAAGGTAATTGGGCAGATGACGCAACTTATGTATTAGGTGATGTTGTACGCTACGGTGATAACTCATATGTTTGTATACAAGGACATATTTCTGAAGGTGATGACGGTTCGTCAGGTGATCCAGATGGAACAGGCGGAATTTCTGCAGCTAATTCAAGACCAGACCAAGATACAACAGGTACATATTGGAATATTATGACAATTGGTACTGAGCAATCAGTATTAACTACAAAAGGCGACATGGTTTATTACAGTGGCGCAACTCCAGTTAGATTACCAATTGGTCAAGATGGACAAATACTTACAGTAAATTCAAATGGTGTACCAAACTGGGAATTCTTAGGACAATCAGTAGATGTATACTATGTTGCAGAACATGGCACTGATGCACCTGCTCCGCTTTACGGAAAAAACATTGATAGACCTTACAAAAGTATTAGATATGCAGCACAGCAAGTTGAAAGAGGAACTAAAGCTAATGATGCAGCAAGATTATTAGAAATGAATAGACGCTTTATACAACGTGAAATTGTTGAGTGGACTGACTACCAAATTGCTAATAATACAAGTCCTTTTACAAGTTCATTTAAATATGATAGTAAAAAATGCGAAAGAGACATGGGTTATATTATAGATGCATTCATTTATGATTTAAGACATGGTGGAAATATAAAATCAAGAGAAGTTGCATTATCATATGTAACTGATCCAGGACAATTTTATGCACTAGGTCAAGAAGGCGAAACTGTAGCTAGTATTAACTACGGTTTAACACTAATTGAAAAAGTACTACAACAAGCTGCACCAGCAGTTAACTACCAAACAACAAACGGTGATAACTCTACTAGAGTTGTACCACAATATTTTGAAACAGCACTCGGGGCACAGGATTCGGTTGTGTATGATGGAACAATAAGCGGAAGCAGTTCTGGAGGCACTTACTCAGATGAAACACCAGAGGGCGGATATGCCGAGGGCGGAGGATACTAATGGCTACTAATTTTGCAACTATTTCCAGTTTAGGAAAAATAATTACAGATGCAATTACCGCAGGTAATGCAACAAACATTCCGGCAAGAAGCATACGGAAAACATTAATTAAAGTAACAACTGGGCAATATAGAGAAGTACTACCGATTATTATTCCAGCAGAATGCTGTATAATGGGAGACGAACTTCGTTCAGTTAACGTACAACCAAGAAAGTCTACAAACTCAACACTAACTCCTAAGAGTGATTACAGATATACAAGTAAAGCCTTAGAAAGAATTGAGCAAGTTGTTGGTAACGTAGCATCGGGTCTTACAATGACTCCAACTACAGGAAATACTTTAACACAAACAACAGCATATCCTTACGCAGAAACACCTCAAGCATGGGAAGGCTTAACACGTCAAGTACGTGGTATACGTAGAAACATCGATGCACAATTAGGCGAAAAACTTTATGCACAATTTCCTAAGCCATGGGAAATGACAAACGCAAATGCAGGACGTGGGCGCGACTTGTTTTTACAAAATAGAGAATTTATTAAAACAGAAACTACAGCATATATTACTGAAAACTATCCAGACTTAAAGTACAGTCGTACTAAGTGTAAACAAGATATTGGATTTATTTTAGATGCTATTGCTTATGACTTAACATACGGTGGTAACTGGCAATCAGTTGTTGCAGGTGAAGCATATTACACAGGCGCTGTATTAGAGATTGCAGCAAGTGAAAAAGCGGCAACTATTGCTGCATATGGTTTCATGAAACAGTTAGTACAAACTGTACAGCGTAATATTACAGTAACACCTGTACTACAAACAGATGTAGCACAAATTGCAGGCACTGGCGGTACAGCAAGTGAATCAACTACAATTGGTAACTTGTTCGACGATATCACAGACACAATTAACAGTGGTGTAGGAACAGTTGCAGAAGTATATCCAAGTGTTGCAGGAGCAAATGCTTTAACTTTTGCTGATACAACAGCAATTGACGCAGCAAAAGACCAAGTTGGTGAATATACAATTGACTTTATCAATAAAAACTTTGGTAGCTTCAAATATGACAGTGGCATTTGTAGACGTGACTTAGAAATACTTTCTGAAGGCGCACAGAATGATACACTTACTGGATCAAACTATCTAGCTATTCAAGCAGGTAGAGCTTACAGAAGAGAAACATCTGAATATTTACAAGGTGCACAAAAAAGTCAAACTGTTGGTGCAATTAGAAAGTTCCGTGATTTACAATTAGCTGACTTAACTGATTCAACTTATACAACACGAACAACTTCATTTTATAACGAAGTAATTGATATTTTACAAAATAGCACTACAGCTGAAGATGCATTAACTTTTCCAAGTTACAACTCAACAGCAGATGCTGTTAAAGCTAAAAACTTATTAGTATCAAATAGACAGTTTATAATTGACGATGTAGTAAATTATGTTGAAAATACTTACAATAATCCTCCAGGATCATTTGTATATGATAGAGCACGTTGCGAAAGAGACGTAGCATTTATTGTAGACGGATTATGTCATGATATCATGTACGGCGGAAATATTGCCCAAGTACGTATTGCTAAATCATACTTTAACTTAAACGGTGCAAGTGTTATTCCAGGTGAAGCAACAGAAACTATTGCAGCATACGGACACTTATCAAGTGTTGCACAAGATGTTATTACTGAAGTTTCAATTACAAAACAAACTGGTAACACACAAACACAAAGTACAAATGGTAATCCTGCATCAGCAACTGAAGAAGCATTAATTGTATCATTTATTACTGAAGTTACTAATGCTATTACAGCTGATAATCCAAACGGAATTTCAGCAATTACTGAAGTAACAAGTACAGAAACTGGTCAAACAGCTACTGACTATGCATTGTTTGATTCAAATAGAGACGGCCATATTAAAACTACACTACAGTTTGTAACTGACACATATAGTGATTTCAAATTTGATCATGCTAAGTGTACAAGAGACTTAGGATTAATTTTTGATGCCGCAAAATATGATGCATTACTTGGAACAAATATTGCAAGTATTATTACAGCATTCTCATATCGTAGAAAACCTGCAAGAACAAAAGTAATTGCAGATCAGAAAGATGCAACTATTGCAGCTAATATGTTTGCTATGAGAGAAATGCAGGCAGTATTATCAAGTGAACAGTGTGAAACAAGTGTACAACTTGAAGAAACATTTGAATGGGTTAACGACACTATTTGGACAGCAAGCTATGAAGGTGCAAATAAACAAGTTGTAGATCCAGAGATTTATAATGCACAATATCAATTAGAAACTAACAAAGAATGGATTGTACAAGAAGCACTAAATGAAGCAGATGAATGTTATAAAGCAGCTGTTTCAAAAGTTGAAGCAAATGGTACAGTTACAGTTGCAGATACAAGTTGGTTATCTCCAGGAATGGGGCTTAAACTAGTTAACTACGATGATAGTACAAACGCTGTAACAGAAGCCGGCGCCGATACAGATACAACATATTATGTAAAATCTATCGAAAGTGATACAACTTTTATTGCAAGTGATACAGTTAATGGAAGTGCTTTTGCTTTTGATCCAACTGAATCATCTTTCCAATATAACAAAGCCAAATGTCGTAGAGATACTGGGTATTTCTTAGATGCTGTAGGTTATGATATTACATTAGGAACTAACTACAATGCTGTAACACAAGGTCTTGCTTATCAAAGAGCAAGTGCTAGTGTAGCAAACGGAGCACAATTAGCTCAAACAACAGCAGGTATTAACTTTACAAAAGCTAAAGTTGCAGAACTTTACAAAGTAAGAACAAGTACAACAGGCCTATCAAGATCAAATGCATTCTTTGCAGAAATTGTTGATGTTTTAAACAATGGCGTTGGAAATGCAGATGCAATTACATATCCAGCACCAGCAGGAGCAACAGCAAACACAACTAATGCTGTAGCACAACTAGGTGCTAACAGAGCATTTATGATTGCAGAAATTACAGCATGGATTGCTGTTAACTATCCTTCACTAAGTTACGATGTAGCAAAATGTGAAAGAGATGTTGGTTATGTAATTGACGCATTGCGTTATGACATTATGTACGGTGGTACAAGTGCAAGTCATCAAGCAGCAAGAAGCTACTATGTAGACGGAGTATACCAAGGCGGTGCTGGCGAAGGTGCAGCAACAGCGGCGGCATACGACAGACTTTCAGTAGTAACTGACGAAGTTATTAGAGAAGTTGCTGTTACAAAATCTTCAGGAAACGCAGCTAACCAAGATACATCAGGAACAGCAGCTAGTGCAACAGAAGGTACACTTTCTCAAACACTACTACAAATTATTGAAGATGTAATTACAGACGGCGACTTAGACGGCTTGCCAGCAGCAACATATCCAGATGTAAACGGTGCAACAGCAGACTTAAAAGCGGCTCAAATACAAATTAAACGTAATGCAGATGATATTGTTATTAAAACTGTAAAATATATTGATAACACATATAGTGCAATGTTTGAAGTTAAAAGTTCATATGTTTATAACAGAACATTGTGTGCAAGAGATGTTAGAGAATATGTATACGGAATGAAATGGGACGCTGCATATTCACGTAACTGGGCTAAAAGATATAACGCTCCGTTGGTGTCATATGATACAAATGTATTAGCAGTTGACTACACAGGTTGGTACAGAGCAGCGTTAGGTGCAAGATACTATGCAAATAGTGTTCTTGGATCACAAGAAGAAGATTTCTACTACTTACGTAACGGTACTGGTGTTAGATTACAAACAATGGATGGACTACAAGGCGACTTAGGTCCAGCAAACGCTTACGGTACAAGTAGACCAACAGGCGGTGCGTATGCATCACTTGATCCAGGTTGGGGACCAAAAGATGAGCGTGTATGGATTACAGCACGTTCGCCATACGTACAAAACTGTACAACATTTGGTTATGCAGCTGTAGGACAAAAAATTGACGGCGCACTACATGATGGCGGTAACGATTCAATTGTTAGTAACGACTTTACACAAGTTATTAGTGATGGTATTGGAGCATGGTTGCTTAACAATGGTAGAGCAGAACTTGTGTCAGTGTTTACATACTACTCACATATTGGGTACTTGTGTGAAACAGGCGGAAGAGCTCGTGCTACAAACGGTAACAACTCATACGGTACATACGGTTCAGTTGCAGAAGGAGTCGATCCAGATGAAACTCCAGTAACAGCAGTTGTAGACAACTCAACACAATACAACGCTACAATAAGCAACGTATTTACAGATACTGACGCAATACAACGTTTAGAATATTCACATGCAGGTAATGATTATACTGAAGCAAATATTAATATATTTGGCGCAGGAGATGATGAATCATTATTAGCAGATGAATTTAGAGACGGCGCAATAAACAGAATCCAAATTGGTGAAACAATTGAATCACCTAGTAACGCTGGTGGTACAAACTATACTATCGTATCAAACACAGCGCAGGCTGGAACATTAACAAGTATTAACTTAGCAGCTACAGACGGTAGTATTTCAAGTGCTTATGTTGGTATGGCAATTTACATCACAGGTGGTGCAGGTACTGGTAACTATGGTTACATTACATCATACAACTCAGGAAGTAAATTAGCAAATGTTAGTAACAGATATGGAGTTTCAGGATTTAGTCATGTAGTTCCAGGAACAACTATTGTTGCTCCAAACAGTTCTTCAACATATCAAGTTGAACCAAGAGTTACAATTCCGGCTCCGGCCAATGCTGTAGCAACTGTACAAACTATTGCAACTGACGATTTTAACAACATTGAATTTGTTGAAACAGCAAACACATATGCAGGTGTTGCAAGTGAATCAAACAGTGACGGTAGCGGTGCAACATTTAATGTTACACGTAACGGTGCAAAATATTATGTAACTGTTGCAAGTGGCGGTAAGGAATTTACTAGACTATCAACAGTAACTATCAAAGGCGGATTGCTAGGCGGTACAGATGTAGACAACGATATAGTTGTTACAATTACAACAGTTAATGCATCTGGTGCAATAGTTGACTTTGATTTTGATGGTATTGGACGTAAAGGATACTTTATTGCACTAGCAGATGGTAACTTCTACACAAGTATAGACGGTACTACAGCAGCAAGTTGGACAGCAATTACTAAAACAGGTGATCACCAAAACATAGCAAGTGCATTATTAAATGACGGTTCAAGTACAGCTAAACCTCATGCAGCAGTGGCAACTAGAGTAAGCTCAAATGTTGTTAGTGTAAGTGTTGATGATGCATTAGGTACATGGGCAGACAAGACACTTAGCGGTTTAACAGCAGGTACAGCAATGAATGTTGCAACAGGTTATATTGCATTAGGAACAAATAGATTTGTTGTTACATCAAACTCAGATCAAGATGTTGCTTATTCAGATGATGGTGGAACAAACTGGTCAACATATTCAACAGCATTACCAGGAACTGGTTATGATTGTTTAACATATGGTAAAGGTTTATTTGTTGCACTTGATTCAGGAAGCACAAATGCTGTTACATCACCAACAGGTGAAACATGGACAACAGTGACACTTCCTAATAGTAAAACATGGATTGACGTAGTTTGGGGTAACGGAATATTTGTTGCACTAGCAAGCGACACAGGTGCTAACAACATGGCACACAGTATAGACGGAACAAATTGGGTTGCAGCAAGCACTCCAAATGCAACAGCTACACCAAGTGGTATTGCATACGGACAAGGTGTATTTGTAATTACATACAGCGACGATGAAACAGTAATAGCTGAGTCGTTTGATGGAGTTAAATGGACTGAAGTTACTGGCTTAACTGATATAGGTGAGAAAATAGCGTTTGGTAATCCACATACAATTGGCGCAACAACACCAATAGGTAGATTTGTAAGTGTTGATGATACAAGTAATACAGCAAAAACAATTTACAGAGGAGCTCCTGCATTAGGTAGAGCAGGTGTTGCTAACCAGAAAATATTTGAAATTAGAATGACAGAACCAGGATCAGGATACGAAGGTGCAGCACCTACTATTACAGTTACAGATCCAGGAAACATTGAAGATGTTGTACTAGTTCCAAAAATTAGAAATGGCGCATTAGCTAACCCAACATTTATTAACAGAGGTACTAGCTTTATTACAGCTAGTGCAGAAGTTGATGGTCCAACATCAAACGGTGGCGCAGACTTTACACAAAGTGGACAGTTTGTTGCAGTTAGAAGATTAAGTGCAACACCAGTAAACGGTTCAAACGTTGAGTTTGACAGCTTACCAGGACAGTTCTTTAAACTAGTTAACACAGTTTCACTAGTAGGACTTAACGATGGTTCTAAAACAGCGTTCTTACAATTATCACCAGACATGAGTATTACAGATGCTCCAGTAGATGGTAATCCAGTAACAATGCGTATTAGATTTAGTCAAGTACGTCTAACAGGACACGACTTCTTAGATATTGGTACAGGAGGATTTACAACTACTAATTACCCTGGCATACCAACTATAGCACCAGACCAAGCTAAAGAAACCAAAGACGACAATGGCGGAAGAGTGTTCTTTACAGCTACTGACCAAGATGGTAACTTTAGAGTTGGTGACTTGTTTAGTATTGAACAGGCAACTGGTGTTGCGACATTGAATGCTGAAGCGTTCAACATTGCAGGACTACAAGAACTATCACTAGGTGAAGTTACACTAGGTGGTAACTCTGCAAGTATTAGTGAATTTAGTACAGACCCGTTCTTTACAGCTAATAGTGACACAGTAGTACCAACACAGAGAGCAGTGAAAGCATACATTGAAGCCCAAATTGGTGGCGGTGGTGCTACACTAAACGTTAACAGTGTAACAGCTGGTGACATATTCGTCAACACTAATCAAATTACAACGGTTAGTGGAGAACAGATAAATATAAAAGCAAATGTAAACTTCACAGGTAGCGTACTTGGTTTACCAATGGCATACAATTACTTTTTAAGATAAACGGAGAAAAAGAAAATGGCAACAGGAATATTAGGAACAGCAGATTTAAGTGCAGCGGCAAACACCACTGTGTATACTGTACCTGCGGATACATTTGCAGTTGTAACTGTTAATGTAACAAATAGAAACACAGCATCAAGAGATGTAAGGGTAGCAATATCAGCTGCTGGTACACCAACTAATGCTGAATATTTAGAATTCGATACCGAATTACTAGGAAATGGTAGTCTAGAACGAGGCGGAATAGTGTTAGATGCAACTAAAAATGTTGTAGTATATTCTAATAGTACTGACGTAAATGTTGTAGTGTATGGTATAGAAACAGCAACAGCATAAAGGAGCAGACATGCGCAGAATTAACACAGGAACAGTTGGAAGACCTCTACTAGCACGATTAGTGAGTGTTGACAACAAACTATCAAGTCTTGTTCCGAATGAAAATATTACCATTGAACCAAATGGATCAGGTGATGTTGTTATCCCAGCAGGCCCTCAGTTACTAGTACAAAATACTACACAAAGTACAACTACAGCAACAGGTGGACTAATACTTGATGGTGGTATAGGTGTAGCTAAAAATGCTTATGTTGGTGGCGCTATAAATGTCGCAGGAACGCTAACATCACAATATTTAACAGCATCAGCATCAACGCATATGACAATACCTCAGGGTACAACTGCACAACGCCCCGGCTCTCCGTCCGAAGGCTTTGTAAGGTTTAACACTGATTATGGTCATTTAGAATGGTACAATGGTTCAAGTTGGACAGTAGGTGGATTTCAAAACATTGCTGTTACAGGTGGAAGAACAACATTAAGTTGGCAAACAAACTGGGTACAAGGTAACCACACAGTTACACTACCAAGTTCGCCAGCACAAGGTGATAGAGTTAGATTTTTCTTAGTAAGTGGATCAAACTTTACAGTAGCACGTAACGGTAAACTAATTAACGGTGATTCGTCTAACCTAACAGTTACTACAGAAGATGCAGCGTTTGAAATGGTGTTCCACAATAACACCTACGGATGGCGTATCTTTACAATCTAATAGGAGCAAAGTTGAATGGCAACTTACGATAGTTATAAAAAAGTTACAAGTGAGCAAATCATTGATGGCACAGTTACCGAAGATAAAATGGGAACTGGGGTTCGTCATAGACTTTGTACTAAGTGGCTAATCGGTGATGCATGTCGTTGTTCATCAGGTTGCTGTTGTTTATGGACTGCGCCAGGTTGTACTAGAAAAGTACAATTCGAATTATGGGCGTCAGGCGGCAATGGTAGTGGTGCTTGTTCTTGTAACAGATGTCATCATTTCCAGGGCGCAGGCGGCGGCTCTTATAACCAAAAATCAATTACTACAGCACCAGGTTGCACATATAGAATGTGTGCAGGCGGAGTGTACAGATGTTTGAGTAGAAACTGTTCTTCTTGTAATGGATGTATTTCATATGTTTGCGGATACAACGCTTGTAACCTATGTACAGTAGGCGGACGTTGCGGCAATGCTAACACAGACTGGTCAAACTATTGTTTCAGTTGTTGGGGTTGTTGTATTGGACCAGGATGCGGTACAGGTAGAGGACAAATGCACATCATGAGTCACATTGGTGTGTTTACAGGAATTTACAACTGTCACTGTCACCATCAGTATATGAGACCAACGGCAGCACCAATGTTAGGTGGTAACGTTTCACAAGGTATATCAGTATGTTGGGTACGTTGCGGTTGTTGGATTGCACCTCCAGGACACGGTGGACAAAGTGCTCAATCAACTTATTGTGGTCGTTGTTGCGGTCAAGGCGGAACAGGTGGTCCAGGAGTAGTAAAATTAACATTTACGTAAGGAATTATTAATGGCAAGTTATGCAAGTTATAAAAAGGTACACGGCGACCAAATGGTTAATGGAACATTAACCGATAATGATATTAATTCAAATACATTAAATAATTATGGTGTAAAATGGATATCAGGTGTACCTTGCAGATGTAGCGGCGGTTGCTGTTGCAACTGGACTGTACCTACTGGAGTATGCAGATTAACTGTAGACTTATGGGGAGCTGGAGGCAATGGCTCAGGTTCATGTTCGTGTAACAGATGTCATCACTTTAAAGCAGCCATGGGCGGAAGTCATAATACCAAAACATTAGGCACAAGACCGGGCTGTACATACAGTTTATGTGCTGCTGGCGTATATAGATGTTTAAGTAGAGAATGTGTAGGATGTAACGGATGTACAACTTATGCAAATGGATATAACATGTCAGGCTTTTGTGCTTGCGGTGGTTACAGAGCTGAAGCAAATACTTCATGGTCAACGGCTTGTTTCTATACAAATGCATATTGTAGATGTCCAACACACAACAATGGCGAAATGTATGTTGTTCCAAACAATCCAGGATGGTCAACAGCGTCAGGATACTGTCATTGTCATACACAAGAAATACACCAAGGTGTTGCACCAATTATTGGGGGAATAAGTACACAAGGCATTAGAGAATGTTGGATACGTTGTGGTAACTTTAGTGTACCATACGGAACTGGCGGACAAAGTGCAATGAATACTTATTGCGGACGTTGCTGTGGCCAAGGCGGCACTGGAGGCGGCGGCTTAATTAGAGTAACATATATTTAGGAACAAAAATGGCAAGTTATAGAAGTTATAAAAAAGTTACAGGAGCACAAATAGCTGACGGGGCAGTTGATACTAACAGCCTGGCGGCAGGAGTGAGAGACAACTGGTGCGTGAAATGGACATGGGGAAATCCGTGTAGATGTTCAGCAGGATGTTGTTGTCTATGGACAGTACCTAGTCAAGTACGTAACTTAAACTTTGAACTATGGGGTGCTGGCGGAAACGGAGCAGGAGCATGCTCATGTAACAGATGTCAACACTTTGGACCTCCAGGCGGCGGAGCATACACAAGTAAATCTATAACTTCAACAGCCGGTTGTACATATAGAATGTGTGCAGCAGGTGTTTATAGATGTTTAAGTAGAGAGTGTAACGGCTGTAATGGTTGTTCATCATTTGTATGCGGTGCAGGACTTTGTGTTTGTGCATGCGGCGGACAAAGAGGTTGTGCAAACGGTTCTTGGACAGATTCATGTTATTCAAGTATGCCATATTGTGTTCGACCAGGATGTAACGGTACAAGTGCAAGTGGAGACTATGTAGGTTATACACACGGTGGTAACTTCCAAGGTGCTTCATCATATATGTATCCAGGTGGTGCTTGTCACTGTTGGAAACACATAGGACACTCAACAGGTGCTGTAGGACTTAATACAGGTTCACCTGAACAAAACTCAAACTACTGCTGGATACGTTGTGGTTGCTGGATAGCACCATACGGGCAAGGTGGTCAAAGTGCAACATCAAACTATTGCGGTAGATGCTGTGGCCAAGGTGGCACAGGCGGACCGGGATTAGTCAAACTAACTTTTTACTAAGAATAAATAAATAGTAATACAGGAGAGAAATATATTATGCCAATGATACAATTTAACTACACTTATAACGTTCCAAACGAACTATGTGTAGACCATACTTTTACTGATGGAAATACAAGAACAGCTCAGTATGACGGACCTGATAAACTTTTCTTCATTGTAAACAATGCTACAAACAGAGAAGAATTAGGACCTATCACAGAGATTGAAAAAAACGACGGAAGACCAATTCCAGATGATTGCAGATATGTAGAAATAGATTGCACAGAACATCCAGAACTGTGTCAATTACGTGGGCCGGTAGTTGATGAAATGGAAGAAGATCATACTGGTGAAGCAACACCAACAGGAGCAACTAAGATTACAGGATATGCAGGATTTACATATCAAACACCTGTGCTACCATATCAGTTTTTACATGATGATCAAGTAACATTTGCCGAAGATGGCACACCAACTATTCCAGTCAAAGAACCTAGAGATTATATTATGGGTGTTGATGTTGGAAGAGACATTACTTGGGATGATGTTAGAGCAAAACGTAATCAATTCTTAAAAAATAGTGATAGTGAAATCACTGATGATATGCCTGCAGCACTGAGAACAGAGTGGGAAACATATCGTCAACGACTACGTGACTGGCCAACAGTAATGCAAAATGCAAATGTTCCGCCAATAATGGCGTACTATATGGAACCAATTCAAGTTGGTGCAGATCCAGAAACAGGAATGATTGATCCAGACTCAGATTCAATCGTAATGTAGTAAACAAATTTTAAAGCGAGTGTAACAGTAGTTGCATTCGCTTTTCCACCTCATTTGAAAAAACCTCAATAAATATCTTGTATAATCACTAATATGGTGTTATAATAAACACTATAAGGAGTTTTAATTTGACAAGATCTACAGCATTTTTTATTAACGGCGGAGCAGGAAGAGTGATATGTTCCTTGCCAGCATTTGAACTATATGAAAAAGAAAATCCAGACGATGACTTTATCATTGTATGTGAAGGTGGTATGGACTTTTATAAAGGACATCCTACTCTACACAATAGAGCATATGACCATTGGCATAAAGGATTATTTGAAGAACATATCAAAGATAGAAATTGTGTAACACCAGAACCATATAGGGTTTGGGAATATTACAATCAAAAATGTGATTTAGCACAAGCATTTGATATTGATATTAATAACAAAGGATTACGTAAAGTTGGTGATCCAAAAATATATGCTAACAAGCAAGAAATTGTACAAGCTGCAACCATTGTTGAAGAAATAAAACAAGGTACTGGTAAAGATAAAGTATTAGTAGTACAGCCATTTGGAAGAACAACCGAAACACACGGCGACTTTATTGTAGATCCAACTAGTAGAAGTTTTCAACTAAACAATATTGTAGATATTATTAACATACTAAAAAAAGAATACGCAATAATTATAATGAGCGAAATCCCAGTTCCGCTAGAAGAAACAGAAAATAAACAATATCCAGTAGCACAGCCACAAATACCAGATCTACGTATTTGGTCAAGTGTAATTGATGTAGCTGATCACTTTTTAGGATGTGATAGTTTGGGACAACATATGGTAAAAGCGTTAGGCGGAAGTGCAACTATTATAACAGGATCAACATATCCTATTAATATTTCTTACCCAGATGATCCTAAGTTTGATATTATAGACGTAGGTGACGGGAAACGTGTATATGCGCCAATACGTTTAACTATGGAAGAAGAACAAGATAGACACAACGATGAAGTTATGGAACTAACAACAAAACAAATAGATGAAATTTGTAATAGTGTAAGAAAACATTTAGGCAAAGGTGCAACAACAAAAGTACCTGAAACTAAAAAACAAATGTCTAAACTAGTACCAGGAAATGCAAATTTAGTTGGAGATAAAAAATAATGAGTCAATGGATTGCTGCAATTACAAGAGGACACAACGGAGGCGTATGTTTACTAAAAGATGGCGAAATTGTATTTGCTATTGAAGAAGAAAGATTAAGTAGACAAAAATATGATGGCGGTCCTTATGCGGCTATGGTTAAAATTTTAGATTACACTGACAAGATTGATTTTTTAGTTATTGCACATACTCAACCAGTTTCAGAAACAGCAGGCAAAGTAGACTTTACAGGAGACGATGTCTATACAGGACTTGCACGTAAACTAGGACTAATTGATAATAGTCCAAGCATAGATGTATTAAATCATCCACAAGTAGTTGACCTAAGTCATATACATCATAAACTACATGCCGCATGTGCATTTTACAGAAGCGGATTTGAAACAGCAACAGCAGTTATTGTTGACGGCGCTGGTACATTTATTCCTACACAAATGGACGGCTGGGATAATATGTTATACGAATTAGAAAGTATTTTTACATGTGAATACCCATATAATATAAAAACTATCTGGAAACACTTAGGTGGCAATGGCCCATTCAGAGCTGCATATGTTCCTAATATGACTAGTGAAAAGTTTGATGAAGAAGGCACACACGAAGTTATTATTGATGACGGAGCAGGCATTGTTAAAGCATACGAAGCTGTAACACAGTATTGCGGATTTAGTGCAATCGAAGCAGGTAAAACTATGGGATTATCACCGTATGGCAAACCTAATGCTAATATTCCTCCTTTATATCATAAAGCTGGCGGAGATTGGACCGTAGCAAATGCTAACTTAATTAGGCCAACTTATCCAAATGGTGCTTTAGTAAATGAAAACTTTTTTAAAGAATTACACACACCAGAAGGAACAATGCAAGACAAACTTGTTGATCTCGAAAATAGAAGAGATTTAGCATATGCATTACAAAGTGAAAGTCAAGAACAAGTACTCAAATTAATTTTAGATGCTGTAGAACGTACAGGCAATAAAAACGTTGTAGTAAGTGGCGGTTATGGACTTAACTGTGTTGCTAATTATTACTATTTAGACACCTTAAAAGATATGGATATTAATTTATATGTTGAGCCAGTATCTAGTGATGCAGGAACAGCAATTGGTGCAGCATTTATTGCATATCATCAAACATCGCAAAATAAAGAAGTACTACCATTTGGTGAAAGTTTATATTTAGGTTTGCCTTGTGATTATACAAGCGAACAAATAACTGCAACAGCTGAAAAATATAATGCTACGCTAGAAACAACAGATGTAGAATCAGTTGTAAAACTTATGTGCGATAAAAATATTGTAGCAATGTTTCAAGGACGTTCAGAATCAGGACCACGTGCATTAGGTAACAGAAGTCTTATGTACGATCCAACAGATCCTAACGGTAAAGATCATGTCAACAAAGTTAAACGTAGAGAATACTTCCGTCCGTTTGCTGGTACTATATTAGCAGAACATGCAGAAGAATGGTTTGACATGCGTGGAATGAAAGAATCACCGCATATGATGTATGCAATGAATTGCCAACCAGGCATTGGTGAAAAAATTCCTAGTATTATACATGTTGACGGCACATGCCGTATACAAACAGTAACAAGAGAACAGAATCCATTATACTATGACTACATTAATGAATTCTATAAACAGACAGGTGTTCCTATTATATTCAACACATCATTTAACTTAGGCGGAGAACCTTTAGTTGAAACATTAGATGATGCTTTTAGAACTCTTGCTAATAGTGACATTGAATATCTGTACATAGCAGAACACGGAATTTTAGCAAAGGTAGAAAATGTTAGTTAATGGAAAAGAAGCAAAAGACTTATCTGGAATAGATTTAGCACAGGATCAAATGATTGTTATTGATGATTTGTTCCCACAATATATTATTGAACACACGCATGACTTAGTGTTTAACGGTTACAATTGGTTTTATGGACACACAAGCAACTATCCGGAAAATCCAAAAACAGATGTAGGTGCTATACCAGATTGGCCGGAAGTTCCTGCATTCAAACAACAAATTTATCCTCCACAAAGTCCTACAGCAAGCGACTCAGTATGGAGCATGATTTATAATGCTGTAGCACAACTGATTCCATTTGAATTAGAAGTAGGTGAAATATTAGTTAACGGACAACAATTTATACACAATACTACACCACATTCTGATTGTGATTGTGACAACGGCATTAGTTGGATCTACTATGTAAACAGAGAATGGAAAGAAGAATGGGGTGGAGAAACTGTAATTCAATTAGACGGCGAATGGAAAAAAGTTTATCCTAAGCCAGGACGTGTTTTCTTATTCAAAGGAAAAATTCCACATCACGGAAATCCACCAAACGATTCTTACAAAGGATTACGTGCAACACTTGTGTACAAAACAATGAGAGCTCAACCATTACCAGCGGCCCAACCCTGGAGAACATAATGCGACACGAAATCTTTAGTGTTCCTGTATTCATAGACACTGTTGATTTAGAAAAAATTAACATAAGTGATGAAGAAACTGAGCCAACATGGCTTAGCGAAACACCTAGTACATTTACAAAAGAACATAAAATTGCACCCGAAACATTTGAATATCTAGTAAGCATTATTTCAAAAAACTTAGAACATTTAGTTGGACCTAATCCAAGATTTGGACCTATATGGCGTAACAAGTATAAAGAAACAGATTGGCAAGATATACACATACACCCAAATAGTGCTTGGAGTTTTGTAATATATGAAACTGTTGAAGAATCAAAAACTGTGTTTATGAATCCTATGTTTAAAGATATACAAAATCATTTAGGCACAAACGTTGAAGGGTTTCCTTTAGATTTTAGACCAGAATTAAAAACAGGAGATATAATTATATTTCCTAGTTTCTTAGAACATTATGTACGACCAGGATCTGTTGGAGCAACTATTAGTGGTAACATATATATGGACTACGAATGAAAGTATTAGTAATTGGCGATGTCATTATTGACAAATATATTTACGGCACATCTACACGTATTAGCCCTGAAGCCCCTGTACCTGTAATAACTTATATTGAAGAAAAAGAAACAAGTGGCGGCGCAGGACTTGTATACGAAAACTTAAAAAGTTTAGGTGTTGATGTAGAAATGTATGACACACTAGAAGATCATAGTGTAAAAACTAGGATTATTTGTGATGGGCATTACATAACACGTATAGACGAAGATAAAGATGCAGACTCAAATGCTGTGCTACAAAGAATAAAACAAGCAGACTTTTCAGCCTATGATATTGTTGTTCTAAGTGATTACGACAAAGGCACATTAGACAATGCTAAAAAAATTATAAAGCATATTAATAAATTTAATTGTAAAGTAATTGTTGATCCAAAACGCTATGCACACGACTACGAAGGTGCTTGGTTAGTTAAGCCTAACAACAGTGAATATACTAAGTTTGAGTTTGATGAATGGCAAGGCAATATTATTACTACTGATGCAGGACATAGTGTAAGTGCAACAATAGATGATAAGGAATATACTGTACCTGTTAATAACCTAGAAGTAGCAGACGTAACAGGCGCAGGTGATTGTTTTATGGCTGCATTTGTTTATAGTTTGACAAAGAATTATACACATAAAAAATGTTTAGAAATTGCTGTTAAAGGATCAACTGAAAGTGTCAAACATGCAGGTACATATATACTCAAACAAGAGGATGTAGAAGATACTGTAGTGTTTACTAATGGTGTGTTTGATATACTACATATTGGTCATTTAAAGCTTCTTAGACACGCTAAAACGCTTGGAAATAGACTTATAGTGGGTATTAACAGCGATAGTAGTGTCAAGCGGTTAAAAGGCGATTTAAGACCCATTAACGGAGAAGACACCCGCAAGGAAAGCCTCTTAGAGCTTGGTTTTGTAGATGAAGTTATTGTGTTTGAAGAAGATACACCTTTAGAAGCAATTACCAAATTAGAGCCAGATATTATAGTCAAAGGCGGCGACTATACGTTTGATACTGTAGTAGGAAACCATCTTGCCAAGGTTGTTATTTTTCCTACAGTTGAAGGACATAGCACAACAAGGATGATAAATGATTTATGATATTTTACCTACTAAAGTATATGTAAAGCAAGCAGAAAAATTTGATGCTATACAAAAAGAAGTTGAAACAGCTATAGCTAAAAGTGAGTTTGGTTATCAACCCGAGTGGGGCAAAACTGTAAAATTAAGTAACTTTAAAGATTGGTCAAATTGCATTATTGATCGATGTGAAATGACATCTTTAAAAGAAGAGATATATAATTCAGTATGTGATTATGCACAGCGCGAATTGCGTTACGTATGTAATTCTTGGATAGCAAAATATGATAAAGGAGACTATGCACAAATACATAGTCATTATCCTGCAACATATTCGGGGTGCTACTATTACGACATTGGCGACATTGATAGTTGTCATTTCTTTTTCGATAATGATTATAATAGATGCCAGTTAGCTGTTGAAAATGGACATATCATTATTTTTCCAAGTCATTTAAAACATGGGGTTACTACTAACGAAACAGATAATTCAAAATTTACTGTTGCATTTAATTTAGCTGTGTATTAAGGGATTAACATGAAGATATTAATAACAGGACATAAAGGATTTATAGGACAAAATATGATGTCTTATTTAGAATCTAAACACGAAGTTGCAGGCTATGATTTTAATCCAGAACAATTACCTTTGGTAAAAGACTATGATTGGGTTATACACCTAGGAGCAATTAGTAGTACAACTGAAACTGATGTTGACAAAGTTATATTACACAACTACGAATTTACTAAATGGCTCTATAATCAATGTAATGCTTATAAAGTAAACATGCAATATGCATCAAGTGCAAGTGTATATGGCGATACTAGACACTTTACTGAGTCTGGTCCTAGTGATCCAAAAAGTCCATATGCTTGGAGTAAGTATTTGTTTGATAGATGGATAGGCGGAATGAATCCACAAATTACAATACAAGGATTTCGTTACTTTAATGTTTATGGCCCTAACGAAGATCACAAAGGTGAACAAGCAAGTCCTATACATAAGTTTACACAACAGGCAAAAACTGGTAAAATTAAATTATTTGAGAATAGTGAGAATTACAAGAGAGACTTTGTATGCGTAAGTGATATATGCGAAGTGCATGAAAAAATGCTTGACATTAATGAAAAAGGTGTATATAATATAGGGACTGGAACTGCTATTAGTTTTCAACAAGTTGCTGACTTAGTTGCAAATAAGTATAATTCTAACATTGAATATATACCTATGCCAGATAACTTAAAAGGCCAGTACCAAGAATACACATGTGCTAACTTAGATAGTTTAAGTACAGTAGTAAAGCACAAATTTAAAAGTGTAGAGGAGTATGTAAATGGATGTTAATTTAATTATTACAGATGATTTCTTAGCAAATCCTGACCATGTCAGAGAGCAGGTATTGAAAATTCCTTTTGATCGAACCGGTGGGTTTCCGGGTGTACGAAGTGACGGAGCCGACGAAGAATACCAAAGATATGTTCAACAAAAAATAACAGCAATAATGGGTGTTAAAATTGATAGTTGGAAAATGGATAGTTTTTCTTTTCAGTTATGCACTGAGGACGTTGAAACTTGGGTACACAAAGACAAAGATGCTCAATGGGCAGGTGTATTATATCTTACACCAAACGCTCCGCAAGAAGCAGGAACAGGAATATTTACTGAAACCAAGCCAGGCGAATTTGAACTACAAGATGCTATTGCTAACAAATATAATAGACTAGTACTATATCGAGGAGATTTATTACATCGTAGTTTGTTATCCGGATTTGGTAATAGTATTGAAACAGGAAGATTAACACAAGTATTTTTCTTCGATATTGATGGCGATCCCGGAGGCGGATGGGAATGATTGTAAATGGAAAAACCCAAGGCATGTGGCCTACTTGGATGTATGAAGCCAAAGTAGAAACACACGAAGAAATTTATAAAGAGTTTTCGCCTTGTTTAGACGATGACAGCTTCTTTGAAGATACATGGATATATGGCAGTTGCCGTAGTAGTATTAGAAGCAAAAAAAATGATGCTCTGCCTTGGCAAGTATTTTTTGAAAACATTAGACCGTATACACAACAGTATTTTGATGATATGCAACCTATGATGCCATATAGTATCAGTTGCGAAGAGTTTTGGGTAAACACTTACAAAGAACACGACTATCAAGAAATACACGACCATGCATTTCCTGGACGTACAATAAGTGCTGTATATATTTTAGAATTACCTGAAGGTGATGACATTGGCGGACAATTAGTTCTAGACTGTCCAAACTATAATATTATACAGTCGTCAGGAATGGAGCAAATTTTTAATCAATGGCAATACCAAAGATTTATTCCTGAGCTAGAGCCGGGCAAATTAATATTATTCCCCAGTTGGATACCACATTATGTTTTACCTAACAAAACAAACAAAAGGCGTGCTACTATAGCAGCCAATTTTAAAATAGAGGCGGCAACACATGACGAAACTGAACGGCTTAGTTGAAAAAGGTTGGGGTAGCGAAACAATATTTGCCACCAATGATTTATATTGCGGTAAACTACTAAATTTTAATCAAGGCGCCAAATTTAGCATGCATATGCACAAAGAAAAAGATGAGACATGGCATGTGCTAAGTGGTAGCTTTATATTGAAAACAATAGATACAACTACAGCAGATACTAATGTTGAAACACTAAATGCAGGAGATACAAAACATATTCCTCCTATGTTACCTCATCAACTTATGTGTGTAGAAGCAGGTTCTATTATTGAAGTAAGCACACCCGATAGTGTTGAAGATAATTATAGAGTTGAAAAGGGTGATAGCCAAAATGTCTAGAACATTGTTTATTGGTTGTAGTCATACTATGGGTTACCAAGGATTTCTTTCTGGTAGAAACAAAGAAGAATCTACTCAACCTAATACATGGGGAACTAACAACTATGCAGAATTTTACAGTAAAAATAATAATAAAAAATGTGTAATTATGGCAAGTGCTGGTACAGGAAACAGATCTTATCCTAGATTTTTAGCACACGCATTTAATACATACGATGACATTGACGAAGTTTTTATACAAAGTACATACTGGGGTAGATTCCCTATTGTTATTAATCCGGATCTAAATCCTACAGAAATATTTCCTGTAGATTTTTTCTTACAAAAAGATTCAAGTGACGAACTTGCTGATAGGTGGAGTATAGCATTGAGTGTAGATAACAAATATCTTGAACATTATCATAAACCTCAACCACAGGATTGGGAAATGTTTCCATACAATAGAGATACATTGCCTTGGGTATCTGAACCTGATACAAGACGTAGTTCTCATATGTATTTTCAAATGTGGCATTATCAAAATACACATTTAGAACAAGAAGATTATTTTAAAGATATTGCTATTTGTGATAGTATTTGTACTAATAACAATGTACCAATGTACGTCTGGAATATCAATAATAGATGTTTTATACCAAAAGAAACAGGTAACTACTATACACAATTAAATAAAACAAAGTTTGCCAGTCAAAATGCCGAAACATTCTTTAATAAGAAGTTTGAAACATTAGACGGTGAACATTATACTGAAGAAGTACATAAACAAATTGCTGAACAGTATATACCAATGCTAAAGGAACAATAAAATGGAATTTACAGGAATAGAAGAATACCCAAACATATTTGAAAAAGAATATTGTGAAGAGATTATAAAACATTTTAATGTTATGGCACAGAGAGAAGTTGTTCGTCCTAATCATGGCGAAGCAAGTAGTGACGATAGAGTAGTTTTTGATTGGGCGCATACACAAAATCAATATCATTACGACTTTGGGTTATGTGATTATTTTTATAAAAAAATGCACGAAGTTTACACTACACAATATATAGAAAAATATACAATGCTAAAACAAAGTGAACAACATAGTCCGAAAGGGATGAGTGTGCAACGCACACGGCCGCATCAAGGATATCACGCCTGGCATGCTGAAGCATCAGATCAAAGTAGTAGCACAAGAGTTGTTAATTACATGTTATATCTTAACGATGTTGACGAAGGCGGCGAAACAGAATTCCTATATCAAGGCAAAAAAATAGCACCTGAACAAGGTAAAGTTGTAATTTTTCCTTGTGGTTTCACATTTCCTCACAGAGGTAATCCTATATACAAAGGTGAAAAATATATTATAACAGGTTGGTATACCTATGATAGATAAACATAAAGTTGTAACAGCAGCTCCTACACTTCCAACACAATGCGTAATTGGTTTAGATAGAGACGGGGTTATTAATAGAGATTTAGGTACATATGTAAAGTCAGCAGATCAATTTGAGCCTATTGAAGGAAGTTTAGAAGCTGTAGCAAAATTACGTAGACTAGGACATCGTATTGTAATACTTACAAATCAAGGGGGTATTGCTAAGGGCGTATTAACAAACGAACAAGTTGAATCAGTACACGAACACATGCTAAACTTATTTGGTGAAGCAGGTTGTCCTAGTATTGAAGGCATATACTACAGTGAAAGTAGTTTAAAAAATGATATGTTTGCAAAGCCGAATGCAGGCATGTTCAAACGCTGTGCAAAAGAAATAAAAGGGGTGAAATGGTCTCGAGGATTTTACGTAGGTGATAAAATGAGTGATCTAAAGGCTGCTATGAAAGTTGGTGCTAGGCCTGTACTCGTAAGAACAGGTTATGGTCTAGAAACTGAAAAACAGCTAAATAAGTATACATACAAGGAAATTAAAAAGAAAACCTATGTATTTGACAGTTTAGCTGACTTTGCAGATCAGTTATAATAAATATATATGTAATTTTTATAGGAGAAATATATGCCATATGCAGTTAAAAAACCACATCCAAGTAAAGAGGGTGTAATGCTTTATCATACTTGGGATCCAGACGGAGATGGATACGAAGAAATTCGTAAATTTCCAGACGAAGCAAAAGCAAATGAATTTGCAGCTTTGCACTCAGGTGCGGTAGTAGAAACAATTGGTTATGAAATTGACCAAACAGACGACATGATAGCTGAAAGATATGCACAGTCGATTGATCCAGCAAGACCAGAAGGTAGTGTTACTCTTACATCTAATAGTGAAGCAGAACATAAATTTGAAGCTGGTGCAATTACAGCATTTACAGCTCACGGCATTTTAGGTTAAGGATTAATCTATGGTCTTACCTGTAGCTCCCGTATTCGATAGAGTTAGATTAGTACCACGCCCGAACGATTTTTTAAACAGAAACGTTGGTGCAAGTGGCGAGCTTTTCTACGAAAAAGAAACAAAAACCTTAAGAGTTTATAATGGACTTAGTCGAGGCGGCTTTGAAATAGTTAGCCAAGATAGGTTACGTGTTAATGCGGCTAATGCCGAAGTTGCTACAGTAAAATACAATGTTACAATTGGTAATGACGGCGTAAGTAACAAATATATATTTAATGCGGGTGCAGAATATGCACCTGAATTAAGTTTTGTTGTAGGATATACATATCTTTTTGATCAATCAGACCAAACAAATTTATACTATCCAAACGCAGAAGGCGGTGCAATAAACCAGCATCCACTAAACTTTAGTGCAGATAATGTAAACGGAGTATTAGGCGGCGGTACAGCATATTTAGAAGGTGTAGTTTATAAACTAGAAGGATTAGAAGTTTCACAAGCTCTTTACAACAGTAATTTTTCACGTGCAGTAAAACGGGAAGTACAGATTACTGTTACATCATCAACTCCTACAGCATTATACTATTGGTGTACACAGCATCTTAATATGGGTTCTACTATTGAAATAGGAGCACCTGGGGCAGGAAGCGGCGCAAGTTTAGAAGTAAGTGATACGGCTCCAGAAAATCCTAATGCAGGCAGTATTTGGTACAACAGTACATCAGGATTTTTATATGTTTACATAGAAGACGCAGACAGTAGTCAATGGGTACAACCTGTTGCAGGTAATGTATTCAGCGGAGCGTTTACAGACTTAACAGCTACGCCAACAACACTTGCAGGGTACGGCATTACAGATGCGGCATTGTCAACAGACATACCAACAAGTTTAACAGACTTAGGAATATCTGATGGTAGTGCGACACAAGTACTTACTACAGATGGCGCAGGAAACTTTACATTTGAAGATGCCGCAGGCGGATCATCATTTGATCAAAATTTAAACACAACTGACAGTGTAACTTTTGCAAGTATCAGTTCACCTACTTTTTTAAATAGCGGAACTGGTGTTACTAATCTAACAAGTGCAAGTACTTTAACATTACAAGCAGTAGACGCTGTAGTTGTAACAGGTGCTCCTTTTAGATTACCAAGTTTTACAAACGCACAACGAGATGCACTTACAGCAAGTAACGGTGATATGATATACAACACCGAAGATAATAAAATTCAATCTTACATTAATGGAGTATGGCGCAGATTAGACGATTCGGGAATAGTGTAATATGGAAAAAGAATACGTAGTAATTGTAAAAGCCGATGTTGATCTTGAAGCCTTTGATGCCGAAGTAGCAGCTGATACAGGTGCAGG